CGGAAAATAATAAGCTTAGCATCTAAATATCCAAGCCCAGAGATTCGCGACTTGTCTGCGCTCGTTCCTGAAGAAATTCTAATTGAAAAAAAGTCTGAGAATGCTACCGATTCTCCGAACAGTTGAACTTTTGAATAAGCGATATTATCTTCTTCCTCTAAGCCGCCTAGGAAAAGTCTATTCCCTCCAGCAGTTGAAAACCTACATGAAGGAGCTGGGTCGTTTTGTAGCACGTTTCCAGTTGTGTATAGAATCTCATTGTTAATAATTGTAGCGTCTGAAGCCACGTCAAATAGCTCAACGGTTGCTTGCCCGTCATTAAATATAGAAATGAATTCATCTATTTTATAAAATATTTTCCCTCCATTTGTCGTGCGATAAGTAGCGATGACGGGCACTGAAGAGAAGTTAGTTGCTGACACCTTGCTTTTAAGGCTTGCAAGAGTTGTGAGTCTACCTACAGCAATTGAGGAAGCTGATCCATCTGTAGTTATCGTAACAGCAGGCGAGGGAGCTGATCTTGTTATATTTCCCGCTGAGTCTGTGTACTCATAAACTTGTCTATAGCTATATGTTTTTGATGCTACGTTGGGATTTGCTGTCCCTGTGTTTTGAGAAAGAAAGCTAATATTTGGAGAAACAATAAACCCATTTTCGTGTGGGTTTCCCTTGTCCATTTCAATGGTAGCGCCACTTGTAAGATAGATCCTTCCTGCTAGCGATTGTCTAGAGTTGTCACCTATAGAGTTTGTTAAATTAATCCCTGTTGCCGATAAGCCCGAGGTAGAGAAGAAGTCAGTGACTGGATCATCTGTCACATTTTGACGTGTGAATCTCTCTAGCGCTGTTCTTAGTACTCCATTCATCATGACAGATTTTGGCGCCATTGAAATTGGTGTGCTGCCAGAAATAAAATTCTGAACTGATAAGTCTGGGCTAAATCTTTGCGCTATGTAGTTATCTGTTAAATTAAACAAGAAAAAAGATCTATTATTAGATTCTGTGCTTCTGCAAATTACAAAGTCTTTTGCTAGATATTCAAAAGGTTGAGCGCAAATGACGATTCTGTAAAATAGGCTGCTTAAAGTTCTCGTATAAGTTGTACTAAAAGTAACTTTTTCATAATTCATTTCATCTGGATTAGTGTTATCAGACGAAGAGCAAACAGTTAGTCCTGTGCTCGTCGAAACAATAGAAACGCTTGCCTGCCCACCTGTGCCTGTTGCGTCCTCTGTAATAGCCGGGACAAGAGCTTTAGTGTAACCTTTCAATACGACGCCCGATGGTCTACACCAGGCTATATGAAGGTTAGACGCAGAAGTTGTTATACTCATACCCTTAGCAACACCGCCACCAGTACCTATTGAGTTTGTTATTGTGTCTGAAGCTGTAGCTGTTTGCACCCCAAAAAAATTGTATGCACGTAATTCAACTGAAGTTGTAACAATTTTTGCTAAGTAAATCGTGGTTGCATCTTTACACAAATCAAATTGGCTCGTGTCTGAAAAAGTCATGATAGTATCTGAAGAAAGCACGGCCATGTCTTTGTCGTAGATAGTTCTAATTAGATTAGTTCCTGAGTAGTAAAAAGCGTGAACTTTTACTGCTCCTGCGTCTTTGACAACAATTACGCGTTGTATCCCATAGCTTGAAGAAATAAGTACGTTGGACGATTTTATAAGTCCTGTCTCAATGTCTTCCAACACGATCATGATGTTATTGCCAAACAATGTCTTTTCTTGTCTCGCAATATAAGCCGCATGAGTGCCATCTGAAGTCATGTCAAAATCGACTGCTTTTTGATCAAAGTAGTTTTTTAAAATGTATCTTGTTTCTATTTTACCAGATATTGAGAAATTGCTTTGCTTGTACCACTGGTTATCACCCTCTGAGAGAGCGTAAGTCCCATTATTTGTCATTGTTGCGATGTATGAATCATCTGAAAGGACGTTGAACAATGTATTTGATGAAATATTTCCAGTTGATGCTGAGTTAGTTAAAAGAACAAGGCCAAATCTTTTTTGAAGCTTGCCTGTTTTAAAGAATCTTACGTTTGTAAGGTTTAAAGCTCCTGTCGTAGGAACTTGCTTAGAGTCTGTTTTCTGGTCTAATCCAATCGCAAGAGGAACTGTGATGATTTGTTTTTGTAGCATTTTAAAAAACCCATAGCTTTACTGTTACTGTCCCAGTTGCCTTTAGAGGAATAAATTTAGTGCTACTATTTAACTGCCCTGGTCCTGTGTTAGTCAACGTGTCGTCAACGTAAACAGTTTGTCCAGCGTTTGAATAAGTAACGTAAAAGCCTGTGTACTCTACTCCGAGACCATGAGGCACAAGAGTTGTAGTCGAGGAAAGAACTATAGGGATTTCTTTTCCTAAGTTGTTTCTAATTGTATTGACTGCATTGCCTGAGATAAATTGGTTAGGCATGAGTTGATTTAAGAACTCATTAAGATTCTCAAACATTCTAGCGGTCTTTACGTCTTCAATTTCTATTTTTTTTAGTGCTTTAAGGTTCATAATAAGACCCGCCATATTGACGAAGCTCATTATTGTAAATTCTCATAGGCTCGCCCTGATCGCGATTATCACCCATTGATTCTAGTCGTGCGTACATGACTGCTAGTTCTTGATCTAACTCGTTTGTAGATGTCTCTTCTTTGACCAAAGCTTTTCTGGCCGCTTTAAGAACAACAAACTCGTCCCAACCATTGAAGCCATCTAAAGTATCTCCATCTGAAACAAGCTCTTGAAGAACTGGAGTGTACCAAACGCGAACGCTTGAAGCTGTGGTTTGTTTTTGAGTATTGAATACAATTGACCCATTTCTGAGTCTGTATTTAAGGTCAGTAATAAAGTAATTGAGAGGAGACCTTCCATGGTTTTTCTCAGTTACCTCAAATCGTTTGATCTTGTAGTAGTACCCGTCATTCCCTAAAACCTCTGCCCATAGCAACTTATAAAAGTCTAATGGTAAAAAGTAAGTGTCTTGATTAGGCAGCAAACTAATAGATGCCGACGATGCGAAATAGTCATTTCCTACCTTGGAAATGAGAATATCTCTGAGTTCTGAAATTGAGTAATTTATATAAGAGTTCCACTCTAAGTCTGAAACAAACTCAGAGTTCTCCATGTCTGCTCGCTGCTTACATCTATCTCTTAGCTGGACAAGTGTCGTCATTACTCCTCCCCGGAATAATCTTCCTCTTTATCACATAGAGCTAGAAAATGGGAAAGCGACTTCGCAAGCATCTTGGGATCTTTGTCTTCAAATGCTGTCATAATCTCTTTTGCAAGAGCCTCTTTAGCGCCTGAGAACTCGCCCTCAATTAAAGGTACGTCTTTCTTTTTAGGTGTCATTTCACCAAGAATGGCCGCCACTCGTTTCTTGTTATCGCCAAGCATTCCCATCATAAAAAACCTCTTATTCTACTGAAGAGTTACGAAGTACAATTTTAACGTAGATTTTGCACGTAGCTGTTGCGTCTGTGTTTGTCCCGTTTACCTTTGTGTTCACTACTACAGTCTTAGCGACTGAAACGTCCTGAGCACCTGGCTTAGCTTCAAGGTTTTGTGCTGTCTCTGCTACCTGAGTGTAAATACCCATGCAAGCATTGTACTGATCTTGAAGAGTAACGGTGTAAGCGCCTGTGGATGATTTTGCCACTGTCGCAACTCCAGGCATGTCGAAAGACACGATTGAAGCGTCAGCTGCGAGGCTGATTACGCCTTCGATTTCTGTTTGTTTCTTGATGAGAGAATATTTAAATTGCTCAAATCTACGGTTTGCCATATGCGTTATCTCCTTAAATTACTCTTTAAATAAAAGAGTGCGGGGGCACAGGCCCCCGACTTGATTTTAAAACTATACTTTGAAATTTCCTTGCCAAGCTGGAGCGTAGCAAGCGAATTGCTTGTAACCACCAATACGAACTTCGTCAGCGTCAGCGTTAGAAACGCGAAGTGACTTGTTTCCATCACGGTCAAGGATACGGATTGATTTCTTAAGAGACGCAAGCTCCCAAGTGTTCATCTGAACCACCCACATTCTGTCAGAAGGCACAGTCATGTCAGCAAGAACAGTTACTGGCTTCTTACCAGAGTAGATCTTGATACCACGGAAGCCGATTCCGATTGGTGATTCAACGTCTACGTATTGAACTTTAGATCCGAGAGCGTTTTCAAGCTCAGCAAACTTCTCGTAGTTAAGGAATGCGTAGTCAGCTTTAGAGCCTTCACGAGAAAGCATCTTAAGAGCTTTTACACAAGCTTCTTCGATAGGGAATGCTGACAAGTCAGCGCGAACACCAGCAAGACGAACTACGTCTGGAGTACGGTCAACACCGAAGAACGGTGTAGAAGTTGGAGCTGTAGCAGGAATCCAAGCACTGAAACCTTTAGGCTTCAAGTTAAAGTCACCTTGTACGCTGATAAAGTCGCCAGCCGCTGCAGCTGCTACGCCTGCTGTGATGTTACCAGAGAAAGTGATTACACCTGTGTCACGGTTGATACCAGCAATAAGGAGTGATCCTGATCTGAGAACGCCAGCGTTTGAAAGCTCAACAGTCTGACCTACTTCGAAGTTAGTGATCTGTTCGATGTCTGCAAGTAGGGCAGTTGCTGTACCAACAGTTACTGAGGCTGCGAATTGACCAATAATCCCTGAGCCATCACCTGCAAGAGACTGAGCTTCAGAAGAAACGGCCGCGCCCATTGCGCCTTCAACTTCGTGTTGGAATGTTTTAACGAATGCGCCTGCGTCATTCTCAGATGCTTCCTGAGCTTCCCCGCTGATAACAGCAATAGAGTAATCAGGTGAACGAGTGATGAAGAAAGCTACGTTTTTAGTAGATGATTGGTTAGTCTGAGCGTTAGCAAAAGTGCTTGAACGACCAGTGTTGTTACCGTATTTGAGAGGGATTTTTTTAGAATCACCATAGAAGCCTTCATCTCTTGGGATCATGGCCAAAAACGGGTAGTCCTGGTACGTTTCATCGTATGGAACGCCTTTAGGGTAGAGTGTTTTGTACAGTGCTGCGAGGTTGGTTAAGTTACCAGTCATTTATTAGTCCTTGTTTAAAGTTAGTTCAACGGTTTGCCATCCAGCTTTTAACTAGACGTTCTGCTTCCATTCTTCTTTCTTCTGGATCTAACTGATCAACTGATTTTGACTTAGGAGCGAAGCTGTTATTTAGTGTTTTGGGTTGTGACTGAGCGAGGAATGCCCCAATTTTATCTTCCCCACCAAATTTAGATTTCACTTTTTTTAAGTTTAAGTACTTCTCTTGCTGCTTGTCAAGATAGGCTTCAACTTTATCAGCCGCGTCTTTGACGTCCATCATTTTGAGTTCACCCTCACCATCTTCATCAATTTGCTTTTTTTGATTCATGATGTCTGTGTAGATAACGTCATAAACTAAGTCCATTCCAGACTCTTCAGCATTGATGAACTCATACTCGTCAGCGTTTTTAGATATGAAATCTTTAATCTCATATTTGAATTGCTGAACTGATTGTTCTTGCTCTTTACGGGTGTAGCCCTCTTCTTTTTCTTTGATCTTATTCTCAAATTCCTCTGTCATAGCTTTTCGCATCTCTTCCATCTGAGACTGAAACTGCTTGGTAATTTGGGAAACTGGATCAAGGTCTTCGTCTGATTGAGTAGAGACTGCGTGTTCGTTAAGCTCTTTGAGCCCCCACCCCTTCTTTTTCTTAATAGCTTCAAGTGGGTTTTCGTCTAATAGCTTCATGTATTCTTCATACTCAGTAAGTTTTTTAGATTTCTCTTCCCACTCTTTTTCTTTAGCTGAAAAACCTTGCTCGCGTTCTCGATTCTTGCGTTCCATCTTTGCGAGTGCTGCAAACTTGGCATCAAAGCCATTGTCTGATTGCTTATTATCAGCGTCACCTTCTAGGTTGAGATTGTCCGCTGGCACTGGTGTTTTTGATGCTTCTAAAATTGCTGCTCCGTTCATAACTGCTCCTTATATTGTTGGCATAACTGTTTGTGCTGGGTCTACTGCTGGCATCATTGCTGGGTCCATCGCTGCGTTCGGGTCCATTAATGGGTCAATTGGCGCATTAGGGTCTTCGATTGGTGCTGCTAGCTCGCTTGAGTCAATTGCCGGCTCTTCTTGTGGCGGTGAAAGCATAACCAAGGCGTCATTAATCCATCTGATAAGAAGGTCTAGCTTCTCGTCTGGGCATCCCTTGTTCTTGTACTTAAGATAAGACTTCTTCATGAGATCGACACCCATTTGAAGGTTTTGGAATGGCTCTGGTGGTAGGAACTTATCTTTGTCCAGCATGTAGTCAATTGTAGCGAGAATGTCGTCAAGCTCAGACGTTTTGATTGAAGTAATCTTCTCGGTGTCAGGGAAGTCTAATAGAGATAGACCCTCTTCAGGGCTAATTAATCCGGCCGCTAGCATTTCTTGAGTAAACTCTAATCGTCCTGCTGGAGTTTTAGGTAGCATAGAAGTAGGAAAGCATTGCATTGCGAACGCATCTTTAGGCATGTCTATGTCTTTAAACTGGATAATCTCACATCCTTTAGGGTCAGGAGATAGAACAGCATATTCGCCAAACTTATCTGATAAATATTTAGCCTCAAGAAGACACATCTCAGACACGTCCATAGCAAGCTGCTCCCATCCTTTAGCAAGGGCAGCAAATCGCTCTGTTTCGATGTCGTTATATTCTCTAAGAGATACGCCTGAGTTTAAACCTGCTGGCTTAACTGATTGAGCTGATAACTGCGACAGACCAACCTCTGCAAAAGCTGAGTCTTTGATTGTTTGCATCCAGGTAAAAAGCTCAGGACCGACTGCTGTGGGCATGATGAAGTCAGGCTTTGCACCTGTGTATCCGATCATTGCGCCTACATCGTTATTAAAATGACCTGAGATTATCTTTGATGCGTAATCGTAAAGAACTTTAGGAGAAGCTACTAATCTTAAAGCATCACTGATTCTCTTAAGCGTTCTATTAACTTCTAGTTGGTGTGGAGTGATTGTCTCAGCGACGCCCTTGGAGAAGTATCCAACTACGTTTGAGATGAATGAAATCTTAGCGAAAGGAGGGTTAGTTCTATTCCATTCCTCAGAAAGAAGATCAGCTTCGCCACAAATGATTTTGTGTTCGCCTTTTTCTCCTTCTCTGTAAGGAACTTTCCAGTACTCAACAATCATGAGCAAAGATCCCATGACTGATCCTGATAAGTAGAATGGCATTAACTCTGATTTTGCCTTACTGATTAATTCTTTTTTGTCTGGGTAGATTTCTCCAAGAGTTTCCTTGTCCACATAGCGTATTTCAAAATACTCAGATGGCTGGCCGTAAACCGCTTGTCGTTCATCAATCAACAATGATGGCGTGAAAAGTGGCTCAATCTTAATTTGTTTTGATTTGTCGTCTGAATAAACTTTTACAAAACCATCTCCAAACACAAGACACTGTAGCAAAGCCTTTTTAGCTTGTTCATAATATCTAGATTTGTAGAACTGGCCAAATACAAACTTCTCGCGCTTCTTTGCCTGTTGCTGTAGTCCCCAGTCGCCATCCTCAGTAAGAAATGTAGGACGTGGAGAGTTTTTGCTGATTTTATTTAAGAGAGTGTCACTGCAAGACTGGACCAGGTTAAATCTAACTCTGTCCATTCCCCCTTGAGTTGGGAACTGCCCATACGAATGAAGGGATGAATGCCCATACATGTAAAAATGTCTTTGTAGCATTTCAGCACGAACTGTTTGATCAAGCGTTAATGAGTTGACGCGTTTAAGTATTTCCTTGGGTGTCATGGTCTTCCTTGAGTTGAGTAGTACATTAGATCGTCAATATTCTCATCTTTTTGAGGTGGTGTGACAATCTCTGGAAGGAAAGCAAGAGGTGAGAATCTGACCTCAAAATCACCATCTTTGTAGTACTCGATCTTGTTTGCCTTTAG